TCCTCCCCATTTTTTTGTTTGTCTTAATCCAACCTTATTATTCCTATTTACATCTCTCTCAATAAAAGGAATAATTCGGAAAGCATCTGCACCGTGTGAACTCCAATCGTGTTCAGGTGTATCTTTAAATTTTCTTCTCTTTTCATCATAGTCTTTATGATAATGCTTCAAGGCTGTGTATCCATCTTTTGCATCTTCATTAAATTCGCACATAGGTATAATTCCCCTTGTGGCTTGTATATCTGCTATTACATCATTTGTTCTAGGAACTCTTTCTATTCTGTTTAATCCTAAGCCAAGCAACATACCTTCAATAGTCTGTGTTTGCTCTTGTGATGTATGCTGTCTATGATTTGCATCGTGTGGTAAATAATGTGCTCTGTAGCAATCTCCCCAAGGTTTATTTAATACTACATTTGCATAATGTCCTAATCCGAATCCTGTGTTCTCATAGTAGTCTATAACACGAATTGAACCATCTATAAATTGAACGAACCATATTGCCATTGCATCATCCAATCCTAAATCCCAAGCGGTATAAACTGGGTGTCTAGGGTCATAAGGGTATTTTCCATATTTTGCCCTTTGCAATACATCTGCATAATATGCACCGTATATAGCACCTTGCCAAGAACAATAATATTCCTGTTGTATAATTTCTTCAGGCTTTCCTCTCTGTCTTTCTTCTTGTAAATCTTCAGGGTTTACTACTCCTGTATCTTCAATAGTCAATAAACTTGTTAAATACTTCTCATTGCTATTCAAGAAGTCAAACATATCTTTTGCATAGCCTTCCCCTCGTGGAGTAGAATTAAATAATACCCAGCCTTTAGTTTCCTTAAGCATCGGCTCTATTACCAAATCATACAAATTCGGCTTTTGTAGTGCTAACTCCGATATAACACAACCTTTAATACCAGCACCAACCAAAGCATCATAATTATCACCACCTAAGAAAGTTATTATACTTCCTGCTTTGCTAGGGTCGTTTGGATGTCTTAAGGTCAATTTCATTTCAGAATTGTTTTTTGCATATACAAGTTCTTCAGGGAATAAGTCTATATATCTTCTTCCATCTGATGTTATACCTTCCCAAATACTTCTACGAACTTGATTCTGTTGTGGAAGAATATACCAGTAATTACCAACTTCCATTAAAGCCCTTGCAAACATAACTTGCAAACAAAATATATCTTTTCCTGCTCTACGATGCCAAACAAGAAAAGCCTTCTTAATGTTCTCTTTAAAAAGTCTTGACCAAACCTTGATTTGATAAGGTCTTAAATCTATTGCTGGTAAGTTAATCTTCTTCGTTTCCATTATCTGATATTCCTAATATGCTTATACTAATAGGTGCATTTGTTTCAAGTTGAACTTTTTTATTTTTAAGTCCTGTTGTTTCTGCTACCGAATTACTACAATATGCCATAGTTTTTGCATCTTCTTTTTTAAAAGCCAAATCTCTTGCTTGTTTCATTTCTTCAAGGTATTGCTCCATAGAATAAAGTTCTTTTTCCATAATCTTTTCTTTCATTGTTTCAATATATTCTTTTACTTCAGGTTTAGATGCTAAGTGAGATGCTAAGCAATCAAGATTATCTGTCGTGCAATCATACACTTGTTTATAGGCTTGTCTTTGTGGGACACCCTTTAAAACTAAATTCGCAAATTTCTTTTGATTTTTATTTAACATCTCTTATTACTCCTAAGAATAATTATATTAAAATAATTTAAGAAAAGCAAGCATTTTATTTGCTTGCCTTCTTTTTTGATGTTGTTTTTACTTTCTTTTTAGGTTCTTCTGCTTTTACAGGTTCTTGAACCACTTCTTTTTTAGATGCTTCCAGCGGAATAAAACCTTTTGCTAACATAAGTCTTTTGAAATCTTTATCAATATTACACATTTCTGTTAATTCTTCATCTGTAATATCAAAAGTCTTTTTAAGTTGTTCTACTCCATAATAATCTAGTTTTTCTTTTAATCTTAAAATAAAACCTTTAATGTTATTTGTCTGCATTTATAATTTCTCCTAGTTTTTCATTGTTTGGTGTTCCAATAAGTTTAATTCTGAGTTCATCAAGTTTCTTAAAGTTTGGCTCTGTTGCTTCTTTAATCTTTTTTGAATACTCTTTTTGAATTTCTTTTGTAATGTTATCATTTTCAATACGGAGTTTTTTCATTTCCTGTGTTATTGATTTCATTACATCTAATCTCTTTTTAAGATTTTCTTCTGTGTCAATCAAAGATTCTTCTACATATACGGCTTTTTTTGTTTTCAAGTTGCCAACTGCATACTTATAATAACCGTTTACTGTAATTATTGCATTGATAATAACACCTGATTTAATTGTTTCGCTTTCTGTATCAAAATAAAATACTTCTTTTCCTAACATAATACCTCCTTTAGAATGGAATTTCATCATCAAGTTTATCTTCTACTGTTTCAGCAACTGTTTCTTCTTTTTCTTTTGCTGTAAACAATGTTCCCCAAATAGACTGCCCCATAACATTTAAAACAATCTTTGGGTATTTTTCACCTTCAAAGATAGAACCAGCATTTACATTGACCCATTTTCCATCTTTATCTTTATGTGATACAACCACATCATAAACTTTTTTACCTAAGTTTGCCATTTAATTCACCTTTCTTTTTGAGTTTAAGTTTATAAGAACTTCCTGTGCAGTTCCTTTTTCATCAATATAAGATACTTTTAATGCCATCTTAACTGTATATAAGTTGCATATAAAAGGTATTTCCTGTATTGATATTTTTTTTGCTCCTCTTTCAAGGTTAGTAATATAACCTAAAGGGAGTTTCTTTTGCAATTCTCTCTGTTTAATCCCCCGACTTTTTCTAATTTGTTTTAATAATTTTGCTAACTTTTCCATTTTATCTTCCTATAAATACTTGTAATATTTGCGAGGATTTTCACAGATATTCACTGGGAAACACTTATCAGGAACTTGTCGATATATTTCTTGATTATGTATTTCACAATAAATTTTTGTTCTATCCACTTTTCTTGCTATACTTTGGTCTGCTATAATCAACCAAGAAAAAACTATTGCTATATATGTCATTTTATTACTCCACTAAAAAATATCTTTTTACTTTAACTTCTTCGCCATAGCGATTTGTTACCATTATCCACTCATCAAGCACACAATATTTTTGTCTTAATTCATATATTGTTGCTGACAATCTTGTATCACCTAACTTTTCAATAGCCTGTAAAGATGTAATACCGCCTTTATGCTTTTTCAAGTGTTTTAACAATCTTTGTGCTTTTGGTGTTAGGCTTAAATCTAACTTTTCTTTTTCTTTAGTATATTTACCAAAAAAGTCATTTACAATTTTATTCATTTCATCAAACATATTACACCTCCTGTAAGTCCTTTTGTGCTTGTTCATATTGTTCTTTTGTTATATTCGGATTTTTCTTTTTGCATTCTTCAAAAGATAATCCCAAATCTTCTTCCTCTATTCCATAAAATAACATTCTATCTCCTATTTTTTACAAAAGTTATTATCAAAATTTTCACATAAATATTTATCACTAGTCCAATATTTACGGAAACTTGTATAATTGCCATATTTATCTTTTTCAGGTGTCATCATCAATAACATAAATAAAAATACAAATAATGCACCACATACACAAGCAATCATATTATTTATTATCTCTCTCATTTTTACCCCCTTTATGCTCTAAGTTCATAACTTTCGTATTCTTCCATTGTATAATTACCATTTCCAAGTCCTTGATAATTATCATCTAATCCCCAATCATTTGAAAATTTCACTTCTTGAACTGGGTCTGGTGTAGGATGCAAACTAATTTCTCTCATTCTTTCAAGAATTTCATCTTGAGTAGGATTTTTTGCTTTTACCCATTCTCTTAAAAGTTTTTGGTCTGTTAATGTCATTTTTTAGTCCTTTCTTTTTGTTATCACACCACCTATTATATCATACTAAAAACCATTGTCAACCATTTTTTTAAATTTTTTTAATATTTTTTTACCTTCATCATAATTTTCTTTGCAATTATAAAGACTTAATGCTAGTTCTACAGGTTCTTCAATACCATTATTTTTTAAATATTTTCTTTCATTACCGTTGTTATGCAGGCTTGTATGATGATAATGACAAAGCGGAATACAGAATCTGTCATCATTTTTTCTACCCATACCACGACCATATTTTTTAGGAATTAAAAATACTTCATTATCTACTGGAAGATATTTATCTTCTACCCTTAATAAATGATGGTGAGTTGCTGGCTTTCCACAGATGCAACAGCCCAAACTATCTATAAAATCTAAATATCTTTTTCCCATTCTTCTTTAAATCCCCCTTTGGCTTTCTTAAGATTTTCAACAGATTCTTCTATTTTCAAGA